CTATCCGCTCACGACCACGGTGCCGCCGACAGGGTCGGGGAGGGCCCCCGCCGTCTGGACGAGGGAGCCGGACCAATAGAAGTTTTCGCAGTCGATCGGGCCGAACGTCGCGTCCGCCATGCACGTCGTGTCGGAACCGCAATTCTGCCCCGAGTAGCGCCAGCCCCCGCCGACCAAGGCCGCCTCGCCCCAGGTCCGCCGAAGCCGCCAGAGAGGGCCGGGGATAGCCGCGAGCGAATACAGGTAGGGGAGCGGATTCGTGCCGACCTCGCAGGGCACGAAGAGGCTCGTCCGGGCGCCCGTGTTCGCCGTCCCCGGGGTGACGGCCTGGATCTGGTCGAGCTGGCAGACGGTCGGATGGGACCATGTCCCGAACGCGTCGGTGATGTACAGTCGCGGGCGGACGCCCATCGGCGTGCAGGGGAAGGAGGCCGCGTTGCAGCACCAGCCCGGGAGCAGGGAGGCCCCAGGGACGTTGAGCGTCTGCGCGACGGTCCCGGTCGGGAGCGAGGCCCCGAACGTCGCGAAATGCGGGACGTCGGCCTCGACCCATCGCGTCGCCGACGTCGGCACGCAGAGCGTCGCCCGGCCGTCCGAATCGGTGACGCCCGACGCGACGACCGCGCCGCCGCTCGACGCCCGGATGCGGACCGGCACGCCCGCCCCCGGGTTGATATTCGTCGGCGAGCAACACCGCACCGTGTAGGCCGCGCACAGGCCCGGCGTCGGGCAGTAGCACCCCGGACAGTTGATCTTCTGCACGTCAGCAATCCGCCTGCACGAGCCAGAGTTGCAGCCCGATCCACCCCACCTTGACGGCCTTGTTGACCGCGACCGAGGACGTAAACGCGTGGTCGTTCCAGACCTCGACGTCTTCCGCGATCTCGGCCCACGCCCCGTCGACCCGATGCCAGAGCCGCACCCGCCCCGACGAACTCGGCGACGACATGGTCCCGGCCGGTATCGCCGTCGTCACCCGGGCCCGGAGGACGCCCGGACTCCAGCCCCAGGCCGACGCGACCGGCCGATCGCCGCCGGTCGGGGGCTGGCCCTCGGATCGCCGCACCGCGCGAGCGATGCGGCGACCGTCCTTGTGCCGGAACGCGACCGGGTCGTTTTCGCCAGCCATCGTCAAGGCTCCTCGGGAGGATCGGGGGGAGGTTCGGGCGTGCCGGCCGTGAAGAGGTCGGCCGGAAAGCCGAAGTCCGCGAACTCGGCCGTTTCATAAACATCGACGTACAGATAATGCGGATCGTCGTCCGGCCCGGCCTTGGTCCCGTCCGGCTTGAGGCAGACCGGTGCCGAGACCGGCGAGTGACCGTCGAGGATAGGCAGCCGCACGCCGCCGACCTTCTGACGCAGGCCCGCGTCGAGGACTTGCTTCTTCCAGCCCGTGTAGAGGACCGGCTCGCCCTCCTCCTCGGAGAGGATGTCCTGGCGGAACCCGAATTTGTACGTCACGTCCCAGACGTACCCCGAGACTTCCGGCTCCCAGCGTCGGGAAGGCTGGATGTCCATGCAGAGGACCGATTTGGAGGGCCAGCCCATCCACGCCGTGGCGTTGACGTGGTCTTTATAATCCGTGATCCGAAAGAGGGGGTGGAACCGCTCGACCCGCGTAACCTCGACGACGTGCGTCGACCTCGGCCGCATCACGCCCGGCAGCGGATCGCCGGCCGAGTTGAGGAGAGGCGCGCCCGTGACGACGTCCTTCAAGACCGCCTCCTCTTCGGCCTCGCCGTAGCCCCGGACCTGCGGCGGCGCCGCGAACGGATCGCGGTAGCCGTCCGGGCCGACCGGCCCCTCGTTCTTCGACGGATCGTAGGGCCCGAACGCCACCGAGACCGTACCGCGGAGCCCGCTCGCGAGGTACTCGACGCCGTCGAGCGAGATGTCCTGGAGGAAAAGCCGTGCGTTCGTCTCGGTCGCAGTCCGCGTGAGCGGATAGCGGTAGGTGTCGCCGACGTTCAGGCCGAGGGCCTCGATCAGGGCTTGCGGCCCCGTGTCGCGATCGTCGGCGTGGACGAAGAGCTTGACCGTGAACCGCCGGCCCGCCTGGAGGTTCCAGCCGCCGGATATGCCGTTCTTCGCCTCGATGATCTCGGTTATCGCCACGCCGCCCTCCTCGGATCAGACGATCTCGATCAGTTTCATGCCCCGGAAATCCCAGGCGTCGCGGCCCGGGGGCTTGTCCCACTTCTGTTCGATCCGTTTCAACACGTCGGCCGCGTCCTTCGTGTTCTTCGCGACCGGGTCTTTCGCCCCGCCGTATTTCGAGCGGAGGATCGTCTCGACCGCCTCGGCCGAGCCCTTGAGCATGGCAGGGGAGAACTCCCGGACCTTGGCGAACTTCGGGTCCGTCCCCAGCCTGGCCGCGATGCCGCCCGCCGCCGCCGCGATCGCCGCCAGGCCGCCGGGCCCGCCGAGCAGGCCCGGGAACCCGGCTTGCGACCGGCCCGCGAACGCCCCGGCCCCGATCGGCCCGAAATTGGAGACCATCCGCTCCGGCTTGGAGACCGGCAGCTCCACCGGTTTCGACAGCTCCTCGCGAGCCTTGGCGAGCTTCTCGCGGAGCCGCTCCAGCTCCTTCGCCAGCCGATCGGAGGGCCGGCCCGCCCCTCAAGCCTTGAGGAACTCCGCGTCCATGTCCTTCACCCGGAACCCGGCCTCCTCGCCGAACGCCCGGAGGAACGGGCCCAACGCCTCGTCGAGGCCGCCGCCGCCGACGAGCTTGCCGTTGTGGTCCGGCATGAGGTCGCCCAGGAAGCCCGCCGCCTCGCCGAGCGCGCCGAGGATGCCCGATTGAGCCGCCGTGAACGCGTGGTTGATCATCCACCCCGCGTCGGCGAGCAGGCCCGCCGCCTCGGTCATCGCCCCGAGCCCCGTCGTCGCGAGCCCCAGCTCGGCCGAAAGGCCCGTGAGCCACGACGTCGACGCCGCCTCGTTGTCCTTCCAGAGGCCGGCCGTCACCGTGAGGAGGTCCGAGGCCGTGCCCAGGGCCTCGCCGACCGCCGGCGCGAACGTCTCGCCGACCTGCGTCGTGAAGTTCTCCCAGGCCCCGGAGAACCCCGCCATCTTCGCCGCCGCCCCGTCCGCCTCGTGCGCGGCGACGCCCAGGGCCTCGGCCCCCTTCGTCACGATGAGGCTCGCCCGCGCCTGCATCTTCGCGAACTCCGAGACCTCCCCGCCCGCCTTGGCGAGCCGGAGCCGGTAGGCTTCCGCGTTGACCATGCCTTCCGACAGCTGGATCCCGAACGCCCGGAGAGGGACGATCTCCCCGGCGAGGGCCGATTGGAATTTCTCCATCGAGACGTCGATCGGGACGTCCTTCAACGCGTAGTAGTCGTTGGCGACCTGGAGCATCGCCTTGGTGAACTGCGCCGTCTTCTCGTCGTCGAGCCCCGCCCCCTGGAAGAAAGACCCGATCGCATTCGTGCGATCCAGCAGCGTACCGAGGCCGATCTTGAACGCCCCCGACATCCGCCGGACGTGCTCCTCCATCGCGTCGGCCTGGTCGCCGAACGTCACCCCCAGCCCGTGAACCGCCTCCTCGACGTGCGCGGCCGCCTTCGCCATCGAGACGAGCCCGTGCACCGCCGTCCCGACCGCGATGCCGGCGAAGACGCCCCGGAGGGCCGAGCCCATCCGATCGACGTCGTGCCCGAACGTGCGGACCTCGGCGCGGGCCCCGCCCATCCCCCGATGGAAGTCGACCGCATCCAACTGCATGCCGACGTTGATGTTTCCGAGGCTTCCCATCAAGGCCCCTTTCGCCTACGCCGCCGCCGCGAGGGCCGGAGGGCCTTCCGCAGCCACTTGCGGAGCCGCTTCGTCGCCTTCGTCGAGGTCCGCTTGAGCCGCTTCGCGGCCCTGGCCGAGGTCCGACCGAGCCGCTTCGTCGTCCGCTTGGCCGCACGCCTCGCCGACCGCGTCCGCCTCGTCGAGGTCCGCTTGAGCCGCTTCGTGGCGCGCGTCGCCCGCTTCCGCACCCGAGAGGCCGACCGCCCCAGCCGCTTCGAGGCCCGCTTGACCGTCCGCCGCGTCCGCTTGGCCGCCTTCGTCGCCCGCTTCCGCGTCCGCCTCGCCGACCGGCCCGCCGCCCTGGCCGCCTTGCGGCCCCGCCTGGCCGCCCGCGAGGCCGTCCTCGACGCCCGGCCCGCCGCCCGCTCGGCCCGCGCCACGATCCGCCCCAGGCCCGTCCGCCGGAACGCCGCCGCGTAGATTTCGGCCTCGACCCCGTCGAGGATTTCGGCCCGTGCGATCCTCAGCGCGTCGCCCTTGCCCGACTCGAAAGCCGGAGTGAGGTAAGGCCGGGGCCGCGACCGCTTCGAGCCGAATTCGACGATAGCCGCGTAGAACGTGACGCCCTTGAAGTCGCCGGCCCCGACCCGCGTCTCGGTCCGCACCCGCCACGGGCCGCGAGAGTTCGCGTCGACCGTCTTGATAGCCGCGCGCAGCCGGCCCGTGAGGACCGGCGCGAACTGGCGAGCCAGCCGCGTCACCACGTCCATGCCCGCCCGCGTCGCACGCCGGAGGACGCGTTTTTGAACCCCCTTGGCGACGGAGGAGAGGGCCCGAATCAACTCGACGTCGCCGTCGACGTTCAGGCTGATCCCCCGCCCACCGCCGGCCCGTCTCGCCACGAGTCACCCCCCGACGCCGAACATGGACTCGAACGCCCTCGCCGCGTCTTCCGGCTTGAGCGAGCGACGCCGACGCCGCTTGACGACCTCGACCTTCGGATAAAACTGTTCGATCGTCGCCTTAGCGCCGAACGCCTCGAACAGCGCCACGCCGAGCCGCGACATCGCCCACCACGGGTCGAACCTCGGCCGATGCCGGAAATAGACGCGCCACCGCGCCCGCTCGCGGGCCGGCATGCCCTCGACCTCGGCCAGCGTCAAGCCGAGGTCGAGGGCCATCTCGAAAGGCTCGCGGGCCGCCTGGCGCGTCCTCAGCCTTTTCCCAGCTCGTCGGCCTCCTCGGTCGAGACCGTGTTGAGCTTGATGTGGGCCCGGAGGATCGGCTCCAGCTCGGCGACCGGCCGATCGGCGAGGGACTCGACGTCGTCCTCGCCGAACAGCGGCGAGCCCGCGTCGTCGACCGCCACCATCGCCACCGTACGCGCCCGCGACTGCCGGCGCCGCTCGCGACGCGAGAGCCGCGACATCCGCGACTCCAGCTCGTCGACCTCGCCGGCCGTAACCTGCCGGACGTTGACGTACCCGCCGAGGGCCGGGACCTCGACCCGCTCGCGCCGAGGCTCCACCGCCTTGAAGAAATCCGACCGCGACAAGCAACCCATCCGCCGCCCTCCCCGAAATCGAAACCAGAGCTTAAACCATCAATTGACGCTTGTGCGTTCGCCCGATCAGGGCGTCGCCGTCGTCTTGACCCAGGGCCCCGTGGCCTGGAGGGTGAACGTCGCCATGTAGGCGTCCTGATTCGCCCCGCCCGGCCGGTCGAGCCCCACCGGGAACGCGTCGACCGTGTACAGCGTCGCCGGGGACGTCGGGACCGAGACTTGCACCTTTTTGATCGTCGGAGCGTCGGTCCAGGTGTCGAGGTACGCGTGATCGGTGTTCGCCGGGTCGAAACGCATCTCGACCGCGATCTCGCCGGAGGCCGTCAGCCCCGGAGACATCTCCTCGGCCACGGAATCGAGGTCCGTGTCGTCGATCGTGCCGACTGACTTGGAGGGCCCCGAGATCGAATGGACCTGCGGGATCTTGGTGAACGTCGTACCCGTGCCGACCTTGTCGACCGAGAACGTCATGCCCTTGCACTTCAAACGAGCCATTCCGCCGCCCCTCCTCAGCCCCGGAGATCGAATTCAAAGTCGACGATGAGTTGATAGGTCTGCGCGTCGCCGCCGTCGCCCTCGTATTCCGGGAGGTCGTACTCCCGGAGGTACGCGACGTCGGCGACGAAGATCGAGCCCACCCAGACCGGGCCGAGCCCGTCGAGGGATTCAGTGACCGCGAGGCCGACGGCCTCGGCCTCGATCGGATCGTCCGACCAGCACGAGACCCGGACCCGAGCCTCGGCCGTGCCGTCCGGCCCGTCGAGGTCGCGACCGGCCGTCAACGCCGGACACAGATAGGTGATCCGAGGATAGGCGTCGGACCGCCCCGAGCCCGCGAACGCCACCCGCGACCCCACGAGGGCCGCGACCGCCGGGGCGTCGAGCAGGAGCCGCCGCACGGCCTGCCGCAGCGTCGTCGGGCCCGGGTCCGGCGTCGGCCCCGACCAATCGGCGAGGCCCGCGAACGGGCCCGTAGCGAACGCGAACCCCGCGAACATGGATCAGCCCCCTTGCTCGAAAGGCGACGGCACGATCGCCCAGCCCGTGAACTCGGGTTGTTTGACCGCCTCGCCGTCGACCGCCTCGCGGAGCTGGCCGAAGAGGGCCGGATGCGAGCCGACGAACTCGACCAGGCCGACGAGCGGAGCCCGCAGGACCGGAGCCGGGCCGAAAGTCGGCTCGACCGCCGGAGACAGCTCGACCGCCTCGCCCGTCTCCGGGTCCGGCTCGCCGTACGTCGGCGGGACGTAGGGCGTCAGTTGTTCGGCCTGGCCGTAGACGCCCGGCGTCGGCCCGGCCGCGATCGGATAGACCACCGTCGCGACCGCCGGCCTCCCCGAGTAGCAGGCCTGCGCCGACGCGTACACGTCATAGACCATCGCCGCCGTGTAGTTGCGGAAGTTCAGCGGCAGCAGGTTGCAGACCGCGTAAGCCGCCGGCAAAGTCGCCCCGCTCCGCGGATCGACGTAGGGACCGACTAGAGGCACGGTTTGAGACTCCGATCAAAAGGCGAAGTTGCCGAAACCGTTCGAGGGGAGCGAGCCGGCGAGATTGCGATGGTGCGGATCGAAGAAGAGGCTCGAATACACCGCGTTGAAACTGCCCGTCTTGGTGAGCCTCAGCTTGAACGACTCGTTGACGAGCCAGGTGTAATAAAGGCCGCCGGTGAAGCTCGACATCGCGCGGGCCGCGTCGAGCACCACGTCGGAAGACGACAGGATCTCGACCGTCTGAGAACGGGAGCCCGATTCCGGGTCCAGGAAGTAGGCCGAGAACACGCGAGGCGTCGTGTCGGCGAGCGTGACAGTGACCGTTACAGTGGTGTTGCCGAAGTACGCGTATCGGTCCCCGGTCGACTGATCGGCCGGAGGGGGCCGCCGGATCGCCCTCGCATTCGAGTCGCCGGCCGCCCAGCTGAAGAACCCGCCGCCGCCGGTGTTGGCGTGGGCCACCGATGAGACGTAGGACGGGAGGACCGAGTAAGTCGAGCCGGCGAGGACGTGATAGCCGTCTCGCCCATACTGGCCGCTCCAATAGCCTTGCCGCACCGTGTTGCGACCGATGAAACTCGCAGGCATCAGCGATTCTTTCTCGAATGCTTGATGTCGATTTCAAGATCCTGGAGGCCGGTGCCGGCGCCCGAGATCGTGAAATCGAAACGCGTCGACTTGCCGAACGTCAGCGACGACATCTCGGCCGCCGTCATCACGACTTGCGACGTCGACGAGGGGTTGATCGTCTTCGTGCCGATCGAAGATCCGTCCCGCAAGACCGCCACGACGCAGCCCCCGGCCGGCCCGTTGACCCCGGCCCGAAACAGGATTTCGCGGATCTTGCCGACGCATCCCGCCGTCTTACCCCCCGTCACCGCCGTACCGTTCACGACGTCGACCCGAACCCCGAGCCGGAACGAGAACGAGTAGTCGCCGCCGTACCCGTCCGCGTCGTACCCGGAGGCCGCGAGGCCGAGGGTATCGAGGATCGCGAGTGCGTCGCCCGAGCCCGACGCCTGAAAACTCTTGTCTTCGAGCGTCTGCGCGCCTTCGAGCGTGACGTCGCCGGTGCCACCGCCCCCCGCCTCGTCGCCCCAGACCGTGGCGTAGTCGGTCGACGAGGCTTTCTTGAGGACCTGCCCCGTCGTCCCGCCCGCCGGCACTCCGGGCCCGGCCGGACCCGTGGCGCCCGGAGTCCCGGCCGCCCCCGGCTCGCCTTGCGGCCCCGGCTCGCCCTGCGGCCCCGGCTCGCCCTGCGCCCCCGTCGCCCCCGGCTCGCCCGGCGGACCCTGCGGCCCCGTCGCCCCCGGCTCGCCCGGCTCGCCCTGCGGCCCGACGAGGCTGGAGACGTCGTCGCCGCCGACGATCGCGAACACGCCCGCCGCCGTGGCGACGAAGCTGTAGACGGACGTCGAGCCCGGATCGCCGACCGGGACGTGCGGGACGCCGCCCGGAGTCAGCCAGAGCAGGCCCGGCGGCCAGTCCGGGACGCGTCCGCCCGTCGCGTCCTGGACGAGGAGGAGAAAGAGGGACCGCCCGTCCTCGACGCCGTCGAACTCGACCTCGCGATTCCCGCCGAGGACGACGCGTTGCGTCGGCGAGGCCGCCCAATCGAGGACGATCGTCGGCCCGTCGTCGACCTCGACCGAGGCGACCAGGGCCGTCGCCGCGTCGATCCTCGCATGGACCCCGTCCGCGTCGCCCTTCGTCCAGCCCACGAGCGCGACGTCGGAGGGCAGGACCGTCGCGTCGGCCTCGCCGTCCGCCGTCCCCGCGATCGTGAGCACGTTCCCCGACCGGCCCGTCGCGCGGAGGATCGTGACCAGCCGCCCCGCCCGGAGGATCGAGACCTTCGCCCAGAGGTCCGGCGTCGGCGAGCCGAACCCGGACGCGTCGTCGAGCTGGAGGAGGCCGCCGCCCTCGGATCGGGCCGCGACGACCGAGCCGCGAGCGTCGTTCAGGAAGAGATTCGGACTCGGCATCGACTCATCCCAACCTTTCGATGCAAGCGATTTCCAGCCATTCCCGCCGCCCGTCCGCGTCCGTCGTCGAGACGATTTGCAGCGTCCGGCCGGAGGGGAGGAGCCGGACCCGCCCCACGGCCGCGAATCCGGCCCGGAACCGGCAGTCCAGCAGGACCGGCCGTTTCGCGAGCCGTTTCGCCGCATCCTCGACCTCCTCGCCCGGCTTCTCGCGGACCCGGGCCCGGAACCGGAACCGCTCGACCCAGGCCAAGACCGGCTTGCCCATGAGGTCGCGAGGCCCCGTCTCGACCGGCTCCTCATAGGAGCAGAGGTCGCGCATCAAGCCCGGGTCGATCATCGCGGGAACGCCCCCCACCGCAGCCCGTCGATAAGGTCTTTGACGTGTAGCGGAACATTCGCCATCGAGCCCGCGGCGACCGGCAGACGTCGGTCGTACCAGAGCCCGGCCACGATCATGAGGGCGAGCCCCGCGTCCTCGGGAACGTCGCCGGGCCCGTCGCCGTAGCCCGCGACGTACTCGACCCGGACCTCGCAGCCGTCAGGCCACCGGCCGCCGACGTCGACGAGCCGGACCTCGCCCGGCGTCCGGCCCGCGAGTCGATAGGCCGCCGGATCGAGCGTCGCCTCGGCCCCGGCCTCGTCGCGATACGTCACCGCGACCAGCGACCGCACCGGGGCCCACGGCAGCCGCAGCGGCTCGCCGCAGTCCGGGAACGCCTCGAACGTCGTCGCCAGCGTCTGATTGATGAACCGCAAAGCCGTCCGCTTCTCGACGAGCCGCCGAGCCGCCTTGCCGTACCCGAGGATTTCCTCGTCCTCGTCGTCGAGGTCGAGCGGCAGCCGAGCATGCCGTTTGAGTTGCTCCAGCGTCACCGGCTCGGCCGCCGGCCCGACCACGACGATCGTTTCCAAGGATCAGCCCCCCAGCTTGACGGCCTTCCGAGCCTCGGCCGGGGCCGTCGCGACGGCCTGGCGAGGGGCCTCGGCCGCGATCCGCCCGACCCCCGACTTGACGACGTCGGCCGCGACCGCGTCCGGCAGCTCGGCCGACTGGCCCCGCTTGAACTCCCGGCCTTGCACCCAGGCCCCGCCCGTGAACTCGATTCGCGGCATGAACCGCCCTCCCCGTCAGACGCCCTCGATCAGGAGGCCGGAACGCCCGGCCCCGCCCGGCCTCAGCGAGCCGGCAGCCGTTGCCCGCGACGCCCGGCCGCCTCGGTGGCCGCAGGAGCCGCCTCGGCGGCCGCAGGAGCGTCCGCCGGCCCCGGCTCGCCTTCCGGCCCGGGATCGCCGACCGGCCGGTCCTGCGAGCCGTCAGCCACGGCCGAGAGGATGGACCGGACCGCCTCGTCGTTCGCCTCGTCGTCGCCGCCGACGACCTCGGGGACCTCGCGGAGGTACTCCGCGTCTTTGTAGTGGACGAAATGCTCGGCCGCCTGTTCTTCCAGCTCGACGACGTCGCCGACCTCGCGGTTGACGTCGCCCACGAGCCGGGCCCGAAGCATCCGCACTTGCTCAAAACGCTGACCCATGAACCGCACTCCCATGCCTTGCCGAACGCGGGGCGGGCGCGAGGCCCGCCCCGCTCAGTGCCGAGAACCCGGAACGCCCGGGGCCGCGAGGATCAGACGGTCGAGATGTCCGAGCAGATGCAGAACGAGCCCGGATGCCGGACGTTGATGTCGACGTCCTGGAAGATCGCGTATCGGATGTCGCCGGTGTGGGCCAGCGAGAACGGATCGGCGAGGATGTCGAGTTGCGACATGAGCGCGACGACCAGCTCGGACCAGTCGGCGAAGATCATGGCCGACAGCGTCGTCCCCGACGTGCCCTTGACGAGGTTGTTGGGGACGTTCGTGGTGGTCATAGCTCGGTAAGAGGCGATCGGCTCGTCGCGGGAGTCGGCGTCCCAGATGTACTTGGGGTAGCCGGCCTCGCGGGGCGTCGACGCCATCTTCGTGCGAACGTCGGGGTTGGTCAGCCAGCCGCGAGCGTTGTCGGGCGCGTTGGCGTTGTTGACCTTGCCGATCATCGCGTTCAGCAGGGCCCAGGTGATCGGGCCGCCGTTCGCCCCGGCCGTCGCCACCGAGCCGACGCCCGACGTCTGGAGGACGCCGCGAGGCTGGTTCGAGGAGCCCGAGCCGTTGATCGCCGCCCGCTCGACGCCCTGCTGGACGGCCTTCATGAGGTCGTCGACCGCGAACGTCTCGCCGTCCGACATGTTCGTCTGATAGAGGAACTTCCGCGAGATGATCGTGTTCGCCGTGACCGTCTTCGCGCGAAACTGGACGTCGTCCGTACCCAGGTTCGAGGCCGTCGCCGAGCCCTGTTCGCCGACCCACGCGATCGTCGCCGTCGCGTTCTGCCGCGAGAGGTTGAACGGCTGGGTAATCCCGGTCAGGACCTGCGCGCCCAGCTCGGTTAGCACCAGCCGAGCCCGGAGGAGGTCGATCATCGTCGGCATGACGAGGGTCGGGATCGTCGAGGCCCCCGTCGTGGTGGTCAGGTCGCGATACTCGACCCGCGAGAAGTCGTAGCCCCTCGGGAACATCCGCCGCGAGACCGGAGCGTCCCACGGGATCGAGACCCCGGGGCGGGAGCGGAGAGCGACGGAGTTGCGGCGCAGCTCCTGCGAGACCTCGAACTCGACGCCGTCGAAAGGTCGGTTCTCGCGAAGCTCGGCCGCGCCCCAGAGGGCCCGGCGGATCGAGAACCGGGAGACGAGCGAACGCCACTCGGCCTCCTGGCCGCGCTCGCCGCCGTGCGCGTCGCGGCCGTCCGCGATCGAACGGTTGACGAAGTTGGCCGAGCCCCGAGACTCCAGGTCCGCGAACAGGCGAGACCGTTGCTCCTCGGCGTCAGCCTCGTTCAGCAGACGCAGGGCCGTCGCCCCCGCCTCGTCGACCGCCGCCCGCATCTCCGGCGTCGGGGCCTCGGCCGCCTGATACTCGCTACGCAGCTCCAGGGCCCGACGACGAGCCTCGGCCGCAGCCGCCCGCATTTGCGCCAGCGTCATACCTCACCCTCCCCAGCTATCAGGAATCCACCGCCCCGGACCGGCAACGCCGCCGCCGTCAGGCCCCCCGCCGCTCCAGCTCGGCGAACAACGCCGCACGCCCCGGCTCGGCCAGCCAATCCGCCTTGACCTTGTCGACGACGTCCGCCGCCTCGCCCCCGGCCCGAATGTCGGTCCCGGGATACTGCGGATAGGTGACGGCCGACACGTCGTAAAGGTCGAGGTCGATAAGCTCGACCGTCGTTACTTCCAGGTCCCCGTCCATCCGCGTCGTGATGACCTCGCCCCCCTTCCGAGGGACGAACGCGAACGACATTTGCGACACGTCGCCCCGGTCGATCGAGACGAGGAGGTCCCGGGCCGCCTGGGTGTCCGGCGGGTCGATCTCGACCGCCAGGCCGCGAGCGTCCTCGGAGAGCCGCAGCGTCCCCGAGGCCGTCCGGCCGAGGATCAGCGTCGAGTTGTGGTCGATCAGCGCCCGGACGTCCATCCGCTCGGCGAGGGCGTTGCGGAACGCCCCGGGCCGGATGACCTCCCGGACCTCCCACCCCCTGGCCCGATAGAGGACCGTCGACTCGCCGAAAACCGCCGCGTGCCCCCGCAGCACGCGAGGCCCCTCGGCCTCGCCCTCGGCCGCGTCCCGCCGCCGGAACCCCGCCCCCTGTTGCAGACGCCGCCGGACCTTGGAACTCATGCCCCGCCCCCCTCGATCGCCGCCGGAGCCTTCGCCCGAGAAGACATCGCCAACGGAGTAAAGAACTCGTCCCCGCCGTCTCGCCGGTCGTAGCCCTCTTGAGCCCGGACCTCGTTGGGGCTGATCGCCCCGATATTGAAGAGGGTCCGGTACATGACCGCCCGGCCCGCCGTGTCGGCCCGCAGGAATCCCGTGAAGTCGTGGCGGAACGTCCAGCCCGCCGCGACGTCGTCCGGGCCGAGGAGCCGGAGGTTCAAGGACTCCTCCCAGACCCGGGCCCAGGGGAGCAACGTCGTTTGGGCGAACTCCGATTTGACCGCCTCGACCGTCGAATAATGCATGTCCTTGTATTGCATTACGCGATGCGGAGGCACTCCGAAGATCCGGCAGATTTCCAGGATCTGGAACTCGCGGGTTTCGAGGAACTGCGCGACCTCGGGATCGACGGAGGCTTGGGTGAACCCGAAGCCCGGCGGCAGCACGCCGACTCGCCCGGCCTTGCCCACCCCTTCCGCGTGCCGCTTAATGAACGCCTCTCGGAGGCGGATGTAAGCCTCCTCGTCGTCGCCCATCGCCGCGTCGGCCGTGATGTACCCGCTCGGAAACGCCCCGTTGGCGAGGAACGCCGCCCCGAACCGCTCGGCCGTCACCGTCAGCCCCAGCGTATGCGCGTGGAGCCGAACCGGGTTGAACCCACGCACGCCGTCGCAGCCGAGGCCGGCGACATGCAGTACGCTCCGGGCCGGCAGCCATCCCGCTTCGGTCTGATAGCCCGCCCGCCCCTCGCGAAAGGCGAGGTCGGTCGTGCCCGAGCCGAGGAGCCGGATTTGAGGCCGCCCCGCCGCCGTCGCAATCTCGCCGTACCCGTTGCCCCAGGCCAGCGCGTTCGCCGTCATCGCCGTACGGAACCCGATCGGAGTCGTCAAACCCCCGTCCGGCGACCAGCGAAAGAGCGAGTAGAGCGGATGCGTCGGGTCGTGCTCCTCGGTGTCGTCGTCCCGCACCCGGACCAGGTTCAGCGGCATCGACGCCAGGTCCCGCGAAATCGCCTCGATGCACCGCCGGGCCGTGGCGAGGCCCAGCATGCCCCAGACGTTCACCTTGGCCGCGACCTCGTCGGGGCCGAGGCCCCAGCCGTACAACTCGCGACGCATCGAGACGAGGAAATCATCGCGACCGACCGGCGAGCCGCCCGACCTCAGCAGCGAGGCCGGCGTCGCGAGTGCTCGTCGTGGCAGCTTACGCATGGTCAGGCCCATTTGAAGTCTATCGAGGAGGGCCGCCGCTTCGATGCGTCGCCGCCCTGGCCGTCGATGCCGATAGCCCGCATCAGCCCGGCGAGGGCCGAAACGAGGGCGATCATCGGGTCGATTCGGCCCGTGCTCTTGCCCTTCACGAGGCAGACGTTGTCATTCTTCGGGTCGCGATCGACGACCGCGTTGCCCGCCGCATACGCGAGCATCGGGTTGTCCCCGTGCCGCAAGAGCCCTTGGAGGTACAGGGCTTCGAGCGTCTTCGTCGGGAAGGTGTGGGCCAGGTGTCCCGGCTTGAGGTGCTCGAACGGGACGCCCCGCTTACGCAGGTAAGGGGCCATCGCCCCCGTATTCACATGGTCGCTCAAGACATACTTGAGCTTGAATCGGTCGTGTTCCTCTTCGATGAAATCCTGGACGATTTCGGGATTCATGACCTCGCCCGGGACCAGCTCCAGAAACCCCCGCTCGGCCAGCTCCAGATAAGGGAGATTCTCCTCCTTGGACCGCCGCTCGGCCGTGGCTTCCGGCACCCAGACCTTGCACCAGACGTCGACGCCCTTCTTGAGGTTGCCCGCCACCCTGACATAAGCGTTCAAGTCGGTTTTGATCGCCATGTCGAGCCCGGCCGACCAGACGTCCCCGGCCTCCTCGACCTCCTCGACCGTCCGCCGCTTCGGGGCCGCGTGCCATCGCCCCATGTCGACGAACTTCTCATCCTCCTTCGTCCAGATGTTCAGCTTGAGCCGCTTGAAGTTGGCGAGGAGGGCCGGGCCGCCCGCCTTGGCCTCTTCCAGCTGCGCCGCGAACTTCGCCTCGTCGATCGTGACGCCCATCGACGGATTCGCCATCCGCCATACGCGAGGATCGTCGATATCCGGCGTCGGATCGGTCGGCCCGTGCACGATGCCCAGGAAATGCAATTCCTGATTCGAGCCGCGATCCAGGGCGAGGCATCGTTGATACTGCCGGTAGCAGACGGTGGTTTGATCGGCCCCCGCCGTCGTGATGAAGACCAAGAGCGGTTGCTCTCGGCTGTCGCCCGCGTACTGGAAGACGTTCCAGAGGTCGTCATTCGGCTGACGATGCAGCTCGTCGAAGATCGTGAACGACGCTTGTACGCCGTCCTTGTTCTCGCTCTCGAAGGAGTTCGCGACGAGGATTCCGTCGTTGTCCTCGCAGATCAGCCGCTTTTGCGACGGCACGGCCTGGATGATGCCCGACAACTCCGGCTCCTGCCGGACCATCGCCGCCGCGTCGCGGTAGATGATGCCCGCCTGATCGCGGGAGCACGCGTTGATATAAACTTCCGGTGCCGCCTCGCCCTCGCCGATCAGGTGATAGAGGCTTTGGGCCGCGATCAGCGGACTCTTGCCGTTCTTCTTGGCGACGAAGAGGCCGCCTTGCGTGAACCGCCGGAGGCCGGTGTCCTTGTGCACCCAGCCGTAAAGGCGATAGATCCAATCCTGTTGCCAGGGCATCAGCCGGAGCGGCTGCCCCCGCCACTTGCCCGTCTTGAGCTTGCAGAGGGCCTCGATCCAATTCTCGACCGCGAGGGCCGAGGCCGGATCGAAGATGTACCCGGAGCGGAGCGCCAGCTCGTCAGCCTTGTTCCGAACCGGATCGAAGGAAGCGATTTCGATTCGCGATTGCGGCGGCATTGAGTTGCTCCAGCTTCGACAAGCCGGCCTCGCCGTCGCCGATGACCTCGACCCGCCCCCGATCGGTAGGAGTCAATCCGAGCGTCCCCGCGAACGAGTGCAACGACCGCTCGGCCCCGCTCAGGACCCCGAGCAGCGGATGGGCCTTGACCGCCCCCGTCTTGAAGTTCGTGACGACCAGGTCCCGGCCCCGCATCAAGTCGCGAACCCGCGTCACCGTCGCATAAGCCGAGCAGTAGGCGACTAGGACGCCCTCGTCGGCCGGCGAGAGGACGCGTCGGTCCATGAGGAGCGAGACCGTCCGATCCCAGATCGCCGAGGCGATCGGGTCGGCCGCGATCGTGTCCGGCTTCGGAGGCTCGCCCCCCTGCCGGACCGCCGCGAACGGGCCCGCGTCACGCCCCGCGTTGGCCTTGAGGATCTTCAACTTCGGCGGGTCCGGCTTCCGCCCCCTCTTCGCCATCGTCGCCCCCCTCCTCGGCCTCGACCCCGTCCGCCTCGTCGAGGCGATTCCGCAGGAGGGCCGCCGTGATGCTCGCGGAGCCGACGAGGGCCGACCGCGTCCGCCGGTCGATCCACCGCCCGCGAGCGTCCTGCGAACGCCTCAGCTCGTCGACGGACCGCCTCAGCTCGGCGAGCCCGTCCTCGACCTCGCCGAGCATCGAGATCGCCGCCTTCGCCCGACCCCTGATGACCCAGCCGTGAGCGTCGACGTGACGGAAGATCCGCCAGAGTGCGACCGCCGAGGCCGCCTGGATCAGCAGCACGCCGAGAAGGGCGAGCAGGAGCACGCCGCCGAGCCGAAAAAGCAGCAGATCAGCCACGTCGAGACTCCATCCGTTGCCGCGTCCGCGTCTCGCGACCGTGGCAGCGTTTGCAGAGGCTTTCAAGATTCGCGAGGTCGTACGCCAGCCCCGGAGCGTCGCGAACCTCGATGACGTGGTGGACGTCGACCGCCGGGACGCGAGGGTCGCCGGCCTTCCGGCACCGCTCGCACATGGGCGAGCGTTTCAGCTTCTGGAGCCGGCACCGCTTCCACGCCGCGCGGCAGAGGAACCGATGATGTTCCCTGTCCTCCTCGGGAGTCGGAGGCCGCTTGCGGACCGGCTTGAACACCGCCTCGCGGTCCGGCCCCGTCTTGAACGTCGGGGCCTTGTCCACTCCGTCAGCTCCACAGCTCGTCGGCCCGGACGTTGAGGGCGAGAGCCCGTTGCAACGCCGCGTCCCGGATCGGGATGTATGGATTCGTTATCGGGTTGCCCGTCCTCGGATGCTGGACGATGGACCCGTTCGCGTTGACGTTGGCCGCCGCCTCGCGGTACTCGACGAACGCCGACGCGTACGCCTCGGCCACGTCGACGCGCTCGCCCCGAGCCACAAGCCACGCCTTGACCCGCTTCCGCTCGTCCTCGACGCCCTGGCCCGTCACTTCGTCCACGTCTTGAGCCCCCCCGCGAACTTCACCGGCTCGCCGAACGCCTTGACGCCCTGGAACATCTCCAGCGTGCGGAATTCGTAGGATTGCGAGGTCTGAGACACCGCCTCGACCTCGGCGTGCGTGTAGGCCCGGGAGAGGGCCGGCATCGAATCCTCAACCGCCCCGACGAGGTCGAACTCGGGGCCGCCCTCGGTTAAGTCGAATTGCTCGAATCGCGGGTTGTAGTTGAGGTTGAACGAGCCCCGGATCAGGACCCGGAAATCGTCGTTCCAGACCCGCGACATTTTCGCGTGATTCCGGCAGACCCGGACCCCGTCGTCCCCGAACCGCTCGCGCCATTGCTCGACCGCGACGTATGAGCGTTTTTCGATGGCAGAGTCGACCATCAGCCGGCCCGAGAGCAGCTCGCTTTGGGCCATGAGGCCGCGAATCGCCCCGACGTCGTAATCCGAGACCGCGAACGCCCAGACCGACAGATGAGCCGGGCCGATTTGCTCCAGCGTGTGCAGGATGCAGTCGAGGAGGCTGAATTGCCCCCGCGTCAGCGAGAAGACGTGCATGCCTTTCGTGATGGGCCCGATCGTCTCGGCCGCAGACCGGAACGATTCCGAGACCCGCCGATGATGCGAGACCCGATCGCCGACCGCCCGCAACAGCTTGTCCGACCGCGTTTCGCCCATGACGCCCGCCGCATGGCTGGAGGAAAACAAGGGAGGGACGGCCGCCGCCCCAACGGCCGCGAAGCCCCCAACGCGAACCGTAAACGGCCGCCCCCCCGCTTGTGTCAGGCGCGGTAGCCGTACAGGAGGACTACCGCGTTGTTGATCGAGTCGTCGTAGCCAGGCAGGGGAACCGGCGTCGACTGGCCGCCCGCCGGATCGGTCGAGAGCGGAGTCGTGGTGCGCGGGAGCGGCGAGAGGATCAGCTCGTCGGCCGAAGCGCCGAGGAACTCGGAGCCGTCCGGCACGACGACCACGGCCGCGACGATCGGCGAGACCTCGGCCTCGGGATCGAAAGGCTTGGTCGTCACCGTCAGCTCGCGAGAGTCGGGATCCCAGAACGCTTCGGGCTCGACGTCGCGAAGGCCGGGAGCCTCGGCCGGCGTCTCGCCGGGAGGGACCAGGGCGAGGAGGTCGATTTTCGGACCGAGAACCCATCTCATGCAGACGACCCCTTTTCGTTTCGAGCCGGGAGGAAGTACCATCGCGCGACCTTCCTACGCTTCACGGCTGCCCCGGAGGGCCGCCCGCTTTTGGGGAGAGCGTCCGGCCCATGCCCGCCCTCGCCGCCTCGGCCTCGGCCGCCCGCAGGTCGCCCGCGAAGGCCCGCGCCGCTTCGATCTCGCCCTCAGCCTTGACCATTCGGAAGGCCGCGAGGAGGAGGTCCGACGAGGAGGAAGACGGGGCCGACCGCCCGCCCTCAGTGGTAGGAGCCGGGACCGTCGCCGGGCCCGCCTTCCCCCTCGTGAACCAGAGCACGCCCACGAGCAGCAAACAGCCGCCGAGGCTCGCCAGGACCGCCACGGCGGCTCCCAGCAGGATCCAGTGTTCCCACGTCATGCCGCCGCCCCCTTCCGCCGCAGGAACGCGAGGAGGAGCAGGCCGCAGACGACCGTGAGGCCGAACGCGAGGCCGCCGCAGATCGCGACGCCCGCCCAGAGCCAGAAACCGCCGGGAATGCCGAGGCCGCCGCCGACGAGGTCGGGAGGCTTGATGCGGTCCGGGGCCGCAGGCTTCGAGGGCCCGCCGTCCGGCTTGCACGGGGCCGCCGCGTCGGGAGGCTTGGCCGCCTGCATGACCGCCCGGACCTCGCCCGCCGTCGCCTCGTCGCTCGCCCGGATCGTCGTCCGCCCGTCGAGCTTGCCGGCGTCGACGCCGTTCGCCATCGCCCCGGCCGGGTTGACCGCCGCCGGCCGAGGAGTCGCCAGGGCCCGCTTTTGGTCCGCCCACCGCCAGCCCAACCCGCCCGCATCGTCGACCCAGCCCCGGACCCTCGCCTCGGCTTGGTTGATCGTCACGAAATACCAGCCCATCGCCCGGCCGCCCGGGTCGCCGTCGACCGGGGCCGCCGACCACGTCTGTTCATCGACCGACCAGATCAGCCGCTCGCCGTGGAGCCAGCCGTAAACGGGCACCGCCGAGCCGTTCAGCTCGACCAGGTGCCAGGCTTTCGCGTTCGGGACCTCGGGGGCCGACTGGCCCGCGAGCACGACCGCCAGCACCGCCGCCAACGCGCCCAGCATGTAACCAGCCCCCAGGAAAAGAAGATCCCGCTTCATCGCGGACGCCTCAGCAAGACGAGGAGACCACCGGACACCGCCGCCCCGTTCAGAACGGCCGCGAGGGCGAGCCCGCCCGCCGCAGCCAGGACCGGCACGTTCACCGAACCCTTGAGCCAGAGCAGCACGACGACCCAGCCCGCCGGCCCGTCGACGATCCGTTTCGCCAGCTCGTCGCGACTGACCCAGACGTATTCGCCGGGAAAGTTGTTGTCGACGATGCAAGCCATCTCGGAGTCGAGATGGATAAGCGAAACCATGTGGTGAATGTTCGTGCCGTAATGCTCGCCGAAGTTCCAGGTGATGCCGACCGGGATGCCCTGCCGGTTGTAATGCTCGATCACCGCGAGCAGCTCGGCCGCGTCGCCCTCGGCCTGGAACCACGCCGTTTCGAGCCCGGCGTCGCGGAACAGCCCCTCCAGCTTTTCCGGGTAGTACCCGCCGGGCCGCTCCTTGGCGAGCCGCCAGACGTTCGAGCCCTTCCCCTCGGCGAACTCCGGCACCCCCTGATAAAGCCCGTCGAGCGTGTTGGACGCGACCACGCAGAGCCCGGCCCCGTCGCTGCCCCCCTCGTTCAGGATGTGCAGCCAGGCCGGGACCGCCGCGTTGGCCCGGACGCCCCGATAGACCGGCTCCGAGGTCCAGACCTCGCCGCCGTCCTCTATCGACTGGCCGCGAGCCGCCGCGACGACCAGGGCCGACCACAGCACCGCCGCCGCGAATCGAACTCGCATCAACGCCCCCGCACCGCCTCGCGGTTCAACTCGTCGAACAGCCGCGCCCGCCGCTTCTTTCGCGTCTCGGGCGGGGCCGGAGCCGGCCCGACCTCGTCGTCGGGCCGCCCCTCGCCGTCGTCCTCGGCCGGTTCCGGCCTCGGATCGACGAGCGGATTCGGCTTCATCGCCGGATGGTCGTCATACCCCGATTGATGGCAGCCCATGCAGACCCGCCGCTCGCCCTCGGCCATCGGCCGGAGCCTGCCCGTCGGCCTGCCCGTCTTCGGGTCCAGGATCATGTGCGGGCAGATCCGATCCGGGACGAACGAGTCGGCCGGGAATACGGGGATGAATCCCTCCCCCGTGACGACGTCGACGTCGGGGGACCAGTCAGACCAAGCCCCGGCCGGCATAGTGAGCCCTCGCATCCTCGGGGATCGCCGCGAGCCGCCGGCAGACGGTCGACTTGGCGACGTTGAAAACCTCGGCGATCACAGAGAGCGGGATGCCCTGCCGCCGCATGGACAACATGCTCAGATCCCTCGCACGGTCGATCTCCTCGGGACGCCACCGCCTACGTTGCGGCTTGGAAGCAAGAACGCTGACCCCCGCTTTCGTCGCGAGCATCGTGAAAGCACCCCTATGGAACACGAATGTCCGATCGGCCTCGAACGGGGCGACGCAAGCCGTTCAAGCGTCACCAGATAAAAAAATGTTCGAGCGTTCCGCAGTACTTGGGCCGAGGTCCCGACGCCGTCCCGGCGCTGATTCCGGAACCGGGCCAGGAAGGGGGAAGACAATTTGCCCTCGCAATTGCCGGGAAATTCGCGATCGACTTACCTCCGGCGGTCTGCGTCTCCCGCTTTTCAACATATTCACAACCCCCTATGTGAAATCTGCATGCATGCGCATTCTGCCGGGCAAAGTGCATGCATGTAAATCAGCCCGGCCAGCCCAGGTCGTAGTCCCCGCCCGCCTCCATCAGCCACGCCGACGTCTTGCGGCCGCCCGGCAGCTCCAGCTCGACGCGGAACCGCCATCGGTCCGGCAGGTACTCGACGATCGCCCCGTCCAGCAGGGCGGGGAGGATCCGTTCCAGCCACGCCGTCGAGTCGACCCAGAACGCGGGCCCCCAGCGGTTGGCCTCGCGGAGCCACCGCACCTGTTCGAGCCTCGGGCGCTCGTCCTTCCGCTTGACCTCCAGTTCGAAGTGCCGGCCGTCGGGGAAGCAACCGAAGAGGTCGGCCGCCCCGGGCTCGCCGGCCCGGAAGACCCGCGACCGCTTCGAGCCCGGCAGCACGAACTTCCCGGTGTTCCGCCGCTCGACGCGGCAGCCCTTGGCCCGCAGCAGGTCCCGGCACGAGGCCAGGACGTCGGCCTCGGGGGCGGGGGGAAGCTCGATCCGTCTCGTCTCGCGTCTCGCCATCGCCCCCTCAAGGTTCGAGCCCGTCGAACAGCGGCGTGGATTCCTCGCGACGCCGCCGCCTCGGCCGTCGCGAGGGCTCGTCGTCGAGCCGGTCGAGGAATGACAGCTGTCCCGGCAGCGGCACGTGCCCCGACGGCCCGATGGGGTCCGTCGAGGCCTGGCGAGGGCGGCGGACGGCCGGTTCGAACGGGGCGTCAGAAGAGGGAAGGGCCCGCCGCGTGCTTGCGTCGGCCTCGGCCTTTCGCTCGGCCGCCGACCTCCACGACGCGAGCGGATGCGGCCCCCTCCACCCCGCCTCGATCAGCCGCTTCGTCAGGGACACCGCCCGCCTCCTTCCCGTATCCGTTCGTCGCCCTTCCCATCTCCCGCTCGCGGAGCCAATCCGCCAGCGTCTCCGAACCGCAGAAGTAGTTCCGGGAGGCGATCGCCTCCTCGATGCAGGCCCGCGCGTCGTCGTCGAGGTCCGGGTCCGTCCAGGTCAGGCCCCGCCAGCCGCGCGTGAAGTCGGGCGGCGCTTCGTCGTTCACGGCGGCGGCTCCTTCCTCGCGATCCAGCCCAACGCGATCCAGAACGCCGCGACCCAAAGCCAACCCGGCATCGCTCAGTCCTCCCCCAGGGCCTCGTCCGCCCGCCCGGCCGCCACGCACGCGGCGACCATCAACGCCGCGACGATCCACGCCCCCGCGGCCCCCAGCAGCGCCGTCACGCCGCCACCGCCTTCCGCGACGGCTCCCACGACGCCACCCGGAACGAATCGCCCCCGGCCCCTTCCAGGGCCCGCCGCAGCTCGTCCTCCGTCCAGAGCGACGGCTCGTACAGCAGCACCCCCGACGCGGACCACGCGTCGAACGCCGGCAGGTAGGACGTCCACGACCGCCCGTCCGGGCCGCGCCGCTCGACGGGGCGGGGGATCCAGGCGCCCTCGACCACCAGCCGGCCCCCCTCGACGTCCAGCCCGCAGTCCCGCCGCAGCGTCCCCTCGTCGACCCGCTCGCCCGGCCCCGCCACCATCCGATGGATCAGCCCGGCCCAGCCGATGCACGGCCGCCCGTCCCCGTCCGTCTCCAGGTAGTCCGCCGCCACCGCGTCCGGGGCGATCGGCACGGCCGCCGGCACCACCCGGCCGTCCCCGTCGCGCTCGAACCGCAGCCGGTGCACCTCCATCACCAACGGCGCCGTCCCCTCCAGGACCACCCGGACCGATTTCGCGTCTAATGAGAGCACGAGTCTATATCTCCTCATGGGTGTCGATACGGGCGGCTTTCCCCTGCGGTATTGGGTTCCGGCCCCCGGCTTCGTGTCCGACGATCTCCGGCTTTGCAGACGCTACGACTCGCTTACCGTCCAGCTTTTCATTCACCGACTCACCGCGTGTCGACCGGGACGTAAGCCGCTTGCGGGATCGAGTACCCGCCCGTTGCCCGGAACCCCCGTAGGGGAGCTGGTTTCGCTCGTCGATTCGGCCGCCCTGCGATCGGCCTCGCGTCACTCGGGGAGGTTCCAACCCGATGCCCGCCTCCGTGGCTTGCGCTTAGGGAGGATCACCCGGCCGTTTGACGGAAGGCCGGGGCCACCGCCCCGCCGCGACGCGCGGCGAGGTCGTCGAACTGTCCTCTGCTGCGTTGCACTGCTTTGGGTCAGCCCCGGCCGTTGAACAGCTCGTCCAACTTCGCCTTGGCCTCGTGGAAGCTCATCGCGCGCGCCAGCTCCGGCGGCACGTCCTTCTTGATCAGCCACGTCACCTGCTTGGGCGTGGCGAGGTTCTTGTTCCGTCGCTCGACCATCACGTCGAGCAGCTTGGACGCCCGGCGGCGGCTCAGCTTGTCCGCCTCGACCACGTCGAACCCGGCCAGCCGGGCCACCTGCTTGGGCGTCGCCGGGTCGTGCACGGCCGCCGAGGATCCCCGGAACGAGATCCCCAGCGTGTCCGCCATCGCCAGCGGGTCGTAGGAGACCCACCGCATGTCGATCTTTCGTGCCTTCGCCTTGACCCGCACGGCCTGCCGCCGCGTCGCCTCTTCCTTCGCCTGCCGCGACGCCTCGACGACGTCGATCGCGCCGGCCGAGGCCTCGATCAGCTCGTTCAGGACCTCGGCCTCGTCGTCGCCCCGGTCCGACCGGTCGAACAGGTCGGCGGGCCGGACCAGATCCATCGAGTCGGTCAGCCACGCGAAGTCGACGAGGAGGCAGTCCTCCTTGCCGGGGGCGAGCCGCGTCCCGCGTCCCACCATCTGCGAGTACAGGGCCCGACTCTGCGTCGGCCGGCACAACGCGATGGCGGACGTCCGGGGGGCGTCGAAGCCCTCGGTGAAGAGCATGCAGTTGCAGAGGATCTGGAGGTCGCCCTCCTTGTACGTCCGGACCTTCGCCTCGCGGTCGGGCGAGTCGCCCCACACGTAGTCGGCCCTCAAATTGAGGCTCTGCAGCGCCGTCGCCATCGCCGAGGCCGAGCCGCAGTCCGGCGTGAACACGATCGTCTGACGGTCCCCCACCTGGTCGCGGACCGCGTTCGCCAGCGTCTCCACCAGCGGCCCGATCCGGTCCTCCAGGTCCGTCGCGTTGAAGTCGCCCCCCGTCGTCCGGATCCCCCGCAGGTCGACCGGCGTCTCGCACCGGACCACCTTGAGCCGCGACAGGTAAGGACCGGGGGAGGGGGCCGTCATCGCGTCCCAGATCGTCATCTCGTACGCGACCGACTCGAACACGTCGGCGATCTCGTCGTCGTCGGCACGGTCCGGCGTCGCCGTCACCCCCAGCACCTTCGCCCGGCGGAAGTGCTTCAAGATCCGTTGGTAAGTCTCGGCCGTGGCGTGATGGGCCTCGTCGATCACGATCAGGTCGAAGTGGTCCGGGTCCCACGACTGGAGCCGCTTCCGCCCCGAGAGCGTCTGGACGCTCGCCACCACGCAGGCCGGGTCGAACGCCGACCGCGCGTAGCTCTCCGCCCGTTCGACGCCCGGCATCACCCCCACCCGCTCGATCGTGTCCGCCGCCTGCGTGATCAGCTCGGCGCGATGCGCCAAAATCAGGACCCGCCCCCCCCGCTCGACGACCCGGCGGACGATCGTCGCGAACAGCACCGTCTTGCCCGTCCCGGTGGGGAGGATCACCACGGTCGACCGCTTCCCCGCCAGCGCGGCGCGGGCCGCGTCGATCGCCTCGACCTGGTACGGCCGGGGGGAGAGCGTGTTCTCGCCGAGTTCCGGCGTCGCGAGGAGGGTGGCGTTCATCGGGCCAGATACCCCCTCCCTCGGCACATCGGGCAGTCGCCGAGCATCGGGACCGTGCCGGACCCGTCGCAGCCCCCCTTGTCCACGGCCGGGCAGGGGTGCCACCGGTCGGGGTGCTCGACCTTCAGCAGCCGGGCGACCGAGAACGCCACGAAGCCCCGGAACGCCGTCCCCTTGAAGACCTCCTTCACCGCTCGGCCGTGGAAGTCGACCAGCTTCCGACGCATCGCCTCGAAACGCCGGTAATAGAGCGCGTCCCGCTTGAACCGGTCGAGGCTCAGCCCGGTCAGCTTCGAAGTCAGCGGCAGCCGGGCGAGCCACTCGTCGTCGGGCAGCTCGTCCGCCTTCGCCGCCCGCTCGGCGTGCTCCTCCTTGATCGCCTCCAGGTCCGTCGCGTCCTCGCCCGGATCCTCGACCGTCACCAGGGCGTCGGCCGGGATCACCCCCTTCGCCCGCAGCCGCTCGACCGCCGCGTCCTCCCTCGCCTCGCCGTTCACCACCGTCCTCGGCGGGGCCTTCGGCTCGGGGGCGGGCTCCGGCTCCGGCTCGGCCTTCGGCTTGGGCCGGTCGAGCCCCAGCTCCCGCTTGGCCTGCGGGATCGTCTTCTCGCCCCGCTTGACCGCCTCGAACGTCTGGGGAGAGGTTTCCTCGATCCGCTCCGCGTCGTGGACGTAGCCTTTCGAAACTCCTAGGGCCTCGGCCGCTTCGGCTTGGGCGTTCGCCATCGAGTTACCAATCTTGGTAACTCGATCCTTGGCCTCTTCGCCGCTGTACTTGAGGTTGGCGATCGACCGCTCCCGATACTCCTCCCCCAGCCGCTTCTTGACCTCGACCGCCAGGGCCGCCCGTTGCGAGGGCGTCAGGTCGCGCCGGACCTCGTTCTCGGCGAGCACGAACGCGAGGGCCGACCCGTACTCCCCGCTCCAGTCCTCGACGTCGAACGGGACGCCGACCTCGCGATACGCCCGGTAGCGGTGCCAGCCGTCGAGTACCGCCTCCTCGTGCAGCACGACCGGCTTCATCGCCCCGTGCTCGCGGACGCTCTCGACGAGCTTCCCGTACACGTCCGGCGTCATGTCCGGGAACATCGCCGACAGCTCGTGCCGGACCAGCTCCGTCCCGTCCCAGGGCCTCGGGCTCGCCGGCCGTCCCACCACGATCGAGCCCGCGGGCTCGCCGTCGCCGGCGATCCGGACCGCGACCGCCCGCCAGGCGAGCCCGTGCTCGGCCATCGCCGCCCGGATCGCCGCCTTCTCCCCGTCGGCCTCGACCACGCCCAGCAGCCTCGCCGAGCCGTCCGCCATCCGCCGGTACGCCGCCCACCGCTTCGCCTTCATCGCCGTCGCGCTAGACATGACTCCCCCAGGTCTTCGAACGCCTCCCGGTCCGTCGCGTACACGCCCAGCGCGACGGCCAGCTCGCAGAACCGCAGCTTCAACCCCGATCCCGAGTCGATGTACGCGCCGGTCTCGACGTGGATCGCCGCCGACGGGTGGGCGTCCGGCCGGTCGATGGCGTGGCACGGCAGCCACGTCCCCGAGGGCCGCCTCTGCGGCTCGCCCACCGTCCGCACGCCCCACGACCTCGCGACGGCCGGCACGTCGAGCCGGGCGACGACCTCCCGCCAGGGGATCCAAGGCCCTGGAGCCCGCCCCGGCGCGTTTCGGGAGGGGCGGGCCGCGACCGGGGCCGAAACGATCGGCTCGACGCGGGCCGCCTCCGGGGCGAGCTGCAGGACCCAGGCGGGGCAGGGGGCCGGCTTCCCCATCCCCAGCGGCGAACGCCGCTTGTCCAGCCACCGGTAACGCCGGCCCGTCTTCGGGTGGATCGACGGCGGCGCCAGGATCAGCGAGCGGTCGCATAGCCGCTCGATCGCCGAATGCCCGCCGTCGCCGCGCCAGAGGAACGCCTTGGGCAGCGGACGCCCCTCCGTCGGGACCGCGAACCAGAGATGCCGACCGCCGCCCCCCGAGTGGCTGGCCCACGTCGGCGGGACCGGCCCCATCGCGTCGAACCGCTCGGCCGCCTCCGGCCCGTCCAGGTCGATCACCAGCAGGCCCCAACGCCGGCCCGTCATCACCTGCACGTTCGAGGTCTCGAACCGGTCGAACGCCCCGGCCGGCAGCGGCTTCTCCCAGAGGTCCGCGAACCGGACCAGCGGCCGTTTGGCGTCCGTCCGGCTCGGCAGCGGGTTGAACCCCCGCGACCGGTAGAAGGCCGCCCAGCGGCGGCACTCGGCGACGTCGAGCGGCGTCATCGCCGGCCCTCCTTCCGCGCCTCGGCCTCGGCCGCGAGGATCCCCCGCACGAAGTCCGGCACGCCGTCCTTGTACAGGTAGCGCCCCACGCCGAACTTCACCGCCGCCCGCTTGAACGCGTCCGTGAACGCCGTCTTCTCCTTGTCGCTCGCGTCCGGCGTGGCGCTGAGGCCCCCCACGTCCTCCTTCACGACCTCCCGGCCGTCCGGCAGCCGGACCGTCAGCACGCACTTCACGCCCAGCGGCGTGACCTCGTAATGGTCCGACCAGTTCCACGGGCCCAGCACTTCGTCCAGCCGGTTCATGACCGTCCGGGCCGTCACGTAGTGGAACCGCTCCCCCTTCAGTTCCCTCGACCGCACCGCGTCCCTCGGGAACGGGGCCGCCAGGTACGCGAAGATGGTGTGGTTGCTCGGCGGCTTCCTCGCCGCCTGGATCTCGCCCCCTTCGTCGACCTCGTCCATCGCCGTCGCCTCGCAAGATGGTGGGATCGTGGACCGCCCCCGACGCGGCCCGGCTCAATCGCCCGGGCCGCGTCGAAGATCCGCCGGCCGAACCTCAGGAGACCTCCGCGTCGATCGCCACGACCGACTCCTCGACGTCGGCCGGCTCGGCGGCCGGCGGGGACGCGTCGGCCTCCCGGACCTCGCCCCGGGCCGCCCGGCACTTCGGGCAGCGGCAGCCCGAGACCGCCGCCGCCCACCCCCGCGCGTCGACGTCGACCGGCTCGAACCCCCGGGCCTTGAGCGCGTCCCGCACGCCGTCCGCGATCACCCGGAGCACGCCGTCGGGGCCGCGCTCGGACTCGACGTCCGGTCCGGCGGGGGCCCGCTCGGGGGCCGGATCCGGGAGGGGGAGCGACGAGGACCACGACGCCGGCGCGATCGCCAGGTCGCCGTCCGCGTCGAGGTAGGCCGCGTACGGGCCCTCTTCCCCGGCCCGGAAGAACAGCACGACCTTGCCGTCCTCCAGCACCGGGCCGATCCGGTCGTCGAGGGCGACCGCCTCGGCCGCGAGCGGCTTCCCCTCCTCGGCCACCGGGTCGAGCGGCGCCATCGCCGCCTCGATCGCCGGCTTGCAGACCCGGGCGTACTCCTCGGCCGCCCTCGCCGTGCACTCGGCCTTGGTCCGGGCGTACCGCTTTTCATGCTCCCGGATGCGGTCCTCCAGCTCGGCCCGTGCGCGCAGCATCTCCGTCAACGACTTGCCGTCGTTCATGTTCAACTCCTCGGTGGTGATGGATCAGGGAGGTCGGTTCGGACGAGGGGCCGCCGGGCCGGTCAGGCCGGGGCGACGGCCGGGGCGACCCGGGCGACGGCCTCGCCCAGGTCGAGGCCGAGCTGGTCGGCCGCGTAGACTACGTGGGCGAGCGTCACCGCCAGGTGGTCGGCGGCCGCCGCCCGATCGCCCCGCCGGAACGCCGCGAGGGCGCGCCCCAGCGATCGGGCGGGGAGGGTCCCCATCGAGGCGTACGCCTTGAGGAAGCTCCCCTCCGGATCGCCCCAGGCGGCCGGCGTCATCCGCAGCGAGGCGGGGGATGTGTCGATCGCCCGCAGATGCTCGGCGAACCCGTCGAGGGCCGCCGCGAACGCGAGCAGGCGCGTCGGGAACTCCACGGTCCCCGCCGCGTCGAACGCCGCCGCGCGGCGAACGACCTCGTCGGACGCGAAGTCGTCGGGGAGCCGGAACCCGTGGGCGAGGTCCCGCAGCTCGGCGTCTACGGATTCGGGCGTCGTCTTCATGAGGCGGTTCCTCGGTGGGGCGGGGAAGGGGCCGGGCTCACCAGCCGGCCCGGTCGTTGGCCGCTTTCGCGGCCTGGTGGAGTCGTCGGGCGTGCCGGTCGAGCACCCGGGCGGCCTGCTCCGGTCGAGGCGAGGGCGGACCTTCGACCGCCCCGCGACCACGCGACGCCCGCTCCGTCCGGAGCCGGATGAACTCGGCCGCCGCCGCCTCGGTCGTCATCCACTCCCGCCCCACCTTCCACGCGTGGAACGGCGTGTCCGGGTTGTGCCGCCACCGATGCGCTGCGGTGATGGTCAGGCCGATCGACGCGGCCACCGCCTTGAACGGCTGTAGGTCTTCCAGCGGAGGGACGGGCGGGATCATGGCTCCCTCGTAATAGACGAGAAGAAACGTGGTGTATGCTCCCGACAACTCGTGAGGATTTATCCGGACTTCGCAGGTTGGAGATCTGCATCACGCCGGTAAGAGTCGGAGAGGCGTCGCGTAACTACGTCCGAGATGGATTCGCGGCGGACGACGGCCTCGACTCGGACTTGTTCGTTGAGGGCAGGCGGTATGAAGGCGGTCAGACGCTCGCCATCACGAGTGACGCGGATCTTCCCTCTCGCGGCCATCGCTGACCTCCTTGGTTAGCACGTGAGAAAGTGCTTACTTTGATTGAGATACAGGATAACCGCCGCAAATTCTGAGTCAAGCTGGAAAGTAAGCACTTTCTTACTTCCGTATTTACTGTTGACCGTCCAAGGGGTTATGGCGAAACTAATTGTCATGGCGAGAACGAAATCCCACGCCGGAAAGCTGAACGTCAGACTTCCGCGAGGTCTGAACACCGAGTTTCGCACGTGGATCCAAGAGGTTGCCGACCGGCACACCTACTTTGGTCGCAGGCTCGGCGTCGAGCCTTGCGTCGGGGCTCTTGTAGAGTCGTTCTTATCGATGACGTCCGCCGAGCGCGAGGAAGTGCTGTCGAAGTGGCTTCCTCGGCTGGAAGTGCGTGAACGGGCGGAACATCAACCGGCGGACGACATAGTCCCAGAGGTTTCGCTCGAAGAGGCATCCGACGCCGATCAGGCTATTCAGGATGCGCAACCCGCGATGCCGCGTTCAACCGTGACTCGCTACTCTCGCGAGTTCCCGGACCCGCCGGAGGACGCAGGGCAGGGGCTCCACGGCGACGACGCGCCCGCTCGGAAACCGCGCAAGGCTCCAGCCCGCAAGCGCGGGAGTTGACTCCACCGCCCAGGCCCACTCCTCGGCCGACGCCTCGCAAACCTCCTGCTCGTAGACCTCCCCCTCGATCACCGTCCGGATCCGCGCGAATTCGAGTCGCATCGCCCCGCCCTCCGCCGCCCCATCGTTCTGCGGCAAGAATACTGTACGGACGATCAGTGATCAAGCGGCCTAAGTCGATTTCATCCTTCGTCGAGTGCTTTCAGGTCTTAGGGCCTTAGATTGCCCATTTTGCCTATTCTTTACCGTCCGCCTCTCCGGCTCTTGTGTATCAGTGCCCGCCGTGTTCTATTTGGATAGGGTGATCCTCAGCAGTCCGAATCGGGAACTCGGCTCGCGTAGCCGTCCCTCACTCTCTGTAGCGGAATTTTGTGATCGGCCTACCCACCTGGAGCCGACCAATTGACTGGGATTGTCTAGGGTAGGTGGTCTGTTCTCGTGATCGGATTGTCGAATGGCGAAAACTAAAAGCTTGGGAGAGCAGATGGAGTCGAAGGGAGAACCTTATCAAAGGTTCCCCGTCGCCGAACTTTTGTTCGACGCCGAAAATCCTCGTCTCGCCGAATATGTCATCGACGATAAGACCACGCAGTTCGATCTGCTAAGGATCTTGTGGCAAAAAATGGCGATCGAGGAAGTCGCCATGTCGATTGCGTACAACGGGTATTTTGTTCACGAGCCCTTGTTTATAGAAAAGCAGGGAGCCGAGTTAGTTGTCATTGAGGGTAATCGGCGCCTGGCGGCGGTCAAGCTGCTCCTCGACAAATCTCTACGCGAGAGGCTGCGTGCGACCGACCTGCCCCAAATCTCTGAGGAGCGGCATGCCGAGCTGCAGACCATCCCGGCCATTGTTACGACGCGAGAAGAAGTCTGGAGGTATCTCGGCTTCAAGCATGTCAATGGGCCGTCGAGTTGGGGGTCTTACGCGAAAGCTCAGTATGTAGCAAAGGTGCATCACAATTATGGCGTTCCGCTTGAAGAAATCGCCAGGCAGATTGGTGATTACAACTCTACCGTCTATCGCATGTATCGCGGGCTTATGGTGATCGAGCAGGCCGAAAAGAGCGGCGTTTTCGATCGTCAAGAGATCTCCAAGCCCTCGTTCTACTTCAATTATATTTATACTGCGATTGATTACCCAGGCTTTACAGCATTTCTCGGTTTAGGGTCCAAAACCACAACTCTTCGCGAGCCAGTTCCTAAGAGTAGGACTAAACAGCTTGGTGAGGTTTTGGAATGGCTTTACGGCAATAGCACGCGAGATAAGCCGTCGCTGATTCATTCTCAGAACCCTGACTTAAAGGTGCTCGACACTGTCCTGATGAGTAAGCAGGGCGTAGACGCACTGCGGGATGGATTCCCGTTGGGAGTCGCTAAGGACATAAGCCTTGGGGACGAGAAGCTCTTTCGCCAGGCGCTTCAGCAGGCAAAGCAGGAGTTGCAGAAGGCTCACGGCACCCTAAGCACGGGCTACACTGCCTCGGATGTCGACCTCCTCAGGATCGCGCAGGACGTTGAGGAGCTGGCTAGTGATCTGATGATGGGGATGATGCAGAAGCGGAAGAGGGCGAAGCGAGAGAGTGATAGGGAAAAGGCTAGCGATGAGTAGCATTCTCTATGTTGGATCCGGGGATGATGAAATCGTCGAGCATGCTGATTGGGTCGAGGCCTCCAGTTTGTTCAAGGCCGATGGCAACGTGTCCCAAGAAGATTTGGCACGTGCAATCGCACTTGACCGCTCCTTGAGCCAGAGCAGAGCCCGGGAATTGGCTCAGGATGCCTTCGATGAGCTGGCTGATCGAATAGAGTCCTGCGGAGAGAACTCTCATCCAAGGGTCTCGTGCTACCCCTTCGAGCTGGTGGACGGAAACACCATGCTTCAGAAGAAATCCACTGACGCTAGTGCACCAGATGCCGGCTTGCTCTATTTGTTCCTACTCGCATTGACTCGATCGGATATGAGTTCGAAGGCCCGCAAGCGGGCGAAGCTCGATCCGACGAAGATTTTTGAGCGACTTTGTGCTGACGTGCTTAAGGAATTCTGGGGTGGTGAGTCAGCCCACTCTGACTGCATCGTATTTGGCACGGCGAAGTTGTCCGTGAAGTCTAAAGGCAAAGCTAAACCCAAAGGCGCTAGAAGCAATGTCTTCTCGCATCATGTTAATCACCTCTGCTCTGTCCTTCAGGAAGGCATTGGTTGGAGAACTAATGCTCGGTCGCCCGGTGCTGGAGACGGCAAGCTGGACGTAGTCGTATATCGCAGGTTTCGCGATCGACGTTCTGGAAGCCTTGTTGGTTTCGCTCAATGTAAGACCGGCATTCACTGGAGAGAGCATCTGCCGAAGCTTCAGCCACGCGGTTTCTGCGGGAATTACATGGTCTCGCCTCTGCTCGTCGATCCCATGCGAATCTATATGGTGCCGCATCGGATTGTCGCAAATCGCTGGGATGAAGACACCCGCGCGGGTGGTCTACTTTTTGATCGCTGTCGTATCGCGCACTATGGAAACTCGATCAAGTCGGAGACGCTCGCCGATTGTAGAAAGTGGCTCGATGATGTGATTGCTAAGGCTAAGACATCCCCATGAGGCATCGATTTCACGCGATTTGCCCATATTTCGCCATGTTTCCCGAGTCCTTCGCCGAGCGATGGATTAGCGAGCTTACGCGACCTGGTGACGTCGTCCTCGATCCCTTCAGCGGTCGTGGCACGACAGCGACGTGCGCGCTCCTTATGCAGAGGCGTGCCATCGCGTGTGATGTGAATGATGTGGCCTATTGTCTGACAAGAGCAAAAACCAACGCACCTGCCTTGGCCACCCTGAAACGGCGGCTTACGATTCTCCAATCGGGCTATGTCGCAACCAAGTGGCGAGAAGCCGTCGAGGCTGCCCCGGAATTCTTTCGTTACGCGTTTCATGACGAAACATTGTCGCAGTTGCTGTATCTTCGCAGCGAGCTGAAGTGGAAAAGCTCGCGTTGCGATGGAATGGTCGCCGCACTCGTCCTCGGTTCCCTTCACGGGGAAATGGATAAGTCGTCGTCGTACTTCAGCAATCAGATGCCGCGGACGATCAGTACGAAACCTGCCTACTCAGTTAGGTTTTGGCAAGAGCGTGAACTCGTCGCACCTCAGCGGGACGTGTTCGGTCTGCTCAGGGCGAGGGCGATTTACCGATACGAAACGCCGCCGCCGACCGGCGATGCCGTCATCCTTCATAGGGACATGCGACAACTGACCAGGTTAACCGAGACTTTGCCTGGACCGATCAATTGCGCGATCATGTCGCCCCCCTATCTGGACGTCACCAATTTCGAGGAGGACCAATGGCTGCGCTTGTGGTTCCTGGGAGGTCCGACTCATCCTACCCGCGGTCGACTTTCGCGCGACGATCGGCATGAGTCCTCGGACGCCTACTGGCGGTTCATCGCCGATATGTGGCGTTCGATGGGGCAGGTGATGGGACATCGTGCGAACGTGGTGGTGAGGCTGGGAAGCCGCATCACCAGCCCGGAGAAGCTGCAGCATCTTCTTGTAGCTAGCAGCCGTTTTTCCGGACGCGACGTCAAGCTCGTGCATCAAGAAATCAGCGAACTGAAGAACAGGCAAACCGATGCCTTTAGGCCTGGAACTAAGGGCTGCCTCGTAGAGATCGACTGCCATTTCCAATTTGACATTGGCAATATGGTAAGGCATACGCCTACAAGCGAAACCTTAGTCTGAAACTCCCGACTTAGCGGTCCCAAGAGCGTGTTGCCGCCTTAGGCTCTTAGCCTAAAGGCCTAATGAGTCGCAAACAAGCCTCGCTCGGGCAGGCTCTTTGGTCCTCGACCCGACGATGGCTGTGGACGCTTCACCCCACCCGCTCCATCGCCTCCCGGGCCTTCGCCTCGTCCAGCTCGGCGTAGACCTCCGTCACCGCCGGCGACGAGTGCCCCAGCACGGCCCGGGCGACGTCGAGCCCGAACTCCCGCCGCAGGGCGGTCGCGGCCGAGTGCCGCAGCTGGTGGGGGTGCCAGTTCGGGACCTCCGGGGCGTCGGAGTCTTTCGCCTTCCGTTCCGCGTTGGCCTTCTGGACGCCGCGGGTGATCGCTTGGCGGTAGCTGCCTGGGGTGTAGCGTTCGCCCGGCTTCTTGAGCGGCGCCGGCTTGCTCCGGTCGGCCTGGGACGGCTGGACCTTCGACCTGCGGGCCGCCCGCTTGGCCGCCATGCGCTCCTCGTTCGCCTCCCGGGGCTGGAAGAGGTAGGCGAGGAGGTCGGCCCGCAGCCAGGGGCGTAGGACCTCCTGGGCGGCCGGGCCGACGAAGATCACCCGATCCTTGTCGTGGTGCTCGGTCTTGTGCTCGGCCGGCCGGTACTCCCAGACCTTGCCCGAGGTCGCCAGGTCGCACGTCCGCATGATGCAGATCTCCCCCGGCCGGGCCCCGGTGAGCCGCTGCAGCTCGACCATCGCCCGGACCTGGCGGGGCAGGTGGGGGAGCGTCGCCTCGACGAACGCGTCGGGGACCGGCTTCACCGGGGCCGCCTCGCGGACCCCCTTCGAGCCCCGGCGGATCCCCTCGACGGACCGCAGGGCCTCCCACGTCGACGCCGGGATCAGCTGCTCCGAAACGGCCCACTTGAACATCCGGACGATCATCCGGACGCGCTTGTTGACCATCGTCCGGCAGTTCCCCGCCTCGACGAACCGCTGGCGGATCGCCTTGAGGGCGAGCGGCCCGAAGTCCGCCGCATCGGTCGGCCCGTAGGCCTCGCGGACCGGCCGGACCGCGTACCGGATGTTGACCGGCTCCCGCGAGCGGTAATGGGCCTCGACGTGCGCGCGGTAGCGCGAGACCAGCATCTCGACCGTGAGGACGTCGTCCGACGCGAGGCGGCGGCCGTTGGCCAGCCACTCGGCGACGACGCGGTCGTAGGCCGCCCGGCTCTCGTCGGAGCCGTAGGGGCCGAGGTAGATGTTCTTGCCGTCAAGGGTGACGACGGCCCGCCCGGAGGCCTTGTGATGGCGATAGGAGGGGGTGCGGTCGCGGGACCAGGGCAT